ATATTTAACTGGAGACCCTTCAGTTGGCGATGTAACGCAAGAGCAAAAAAGTTACGCTCAACAAATTTTAAAAATGTTGGAAAGAAAATAACATGGATAAAACCACTCGTCCAGCACAATACGAAAGTGCAATGCGTCAAATGATGTCTGAGTCGGATACCAGCGAGTGTCCAGCGCCAACGCAAGACATCACACTCAATCTGAAGAACCGCGCCAAGGCGATCACGGCTGCGAAGTACGGTCCTGAGAATCCAGATTTACCTAACGAGGCTTACTGGAAGCGCATGGCTGATGAGTGGGATGTGTCTACCGAAGACGCAAAGAAAAGTCGTTGCGGTAACTGCGCAGCGTTCAATGTCTCAGAAGACATCAAGCAATGTATCGCTGACGGCATCGGAAATGAAGCTGACCCGTGGGGAACTATCAAGTTGGCAGACCTTGGATACTGCCAGATTTTTGATTTTAAATGTGCGGCTAATCGTTCGTGTCGAGCATGGATTGTCGGTGGTCCGAATACTGGTGAAGCTGAAGACGAAGGCGAAGACATGGGCGAAGGCGAAGACTACGAGGAGAATGAAAAATGAAGACTGGACTTTATTCAAATATTCAGGCAAAGAGAGCACGCATCGCTGCTGGCTCTGGCGAGAAGATGAACAAAGTCGGCTCTAAGGCTGCACCGTCTGCTGCCGACTTTAGAGCTGCTGCCAAGACCGCCAAGAAGCCGAAGGCTAAGAAGTGAGTTCAGCTTGGCAGAGGAAAGAGGGCAAGTCACCAACTGGTGGCTTAAATGCCAAAGGTCGTGCCTCTGCGAAAGCCGAAGGCATGAACCTCAAAGCACCCGTCAAGTCTGGCGACAACCCCAGACGCGCCAGCTTTCTTGCGCGTATGGCGGGAAATGCTGGACCAGAGTACAAGGACGGTGAAAAGACCCGTCTCCTTCTGAGTCTTAACGCATGGGGCGCAAGCTCAAAGGCAGACGCGAAGGCGAAAGCCAAAGCCATATCCGCAAGGAATAAGGCTAAAAAGTGATCCCCATCTGCATATCGACTGTCAACGGCAAAGGTTTGCCAGTTCTCTTGGAGTCCATCAAGCAATACGCACCAGAGGCGTTTGTTTACTTGCGTGGCACAGAGAGAGTCGTCTCTGGCTACAAGAACGCAAGGCTAATCTTTGGTGAACCCCGTAACTTTGGCGACGATTACAACGAAGTAATCGACGACGCATTGAAGTACGCACAGGCTTGCATCGTCTGCAATGACGATGTAGTCCTAACACCGAACTCCTACCAGCGCCTATTGGAAGATGTTGAGGTGATCCGCGAGCTGGAGGTCAATGTCGGCTGGGTGGGCGCAAGAAGTGACTATGTAAGACCTGCGCAAAACATTCGCTACAACCCAGACGGTGACGCATTAGAGATGTGCAGATTCAAGTCCGAGCAGTTCATTCGTCACGCCAACAACATTGCACCGATCTTTGCGTACATAAGTAGAGACGCATGGCATCACGGCAGATTTCCTCCACTTAATTGGTTCTCGGACGATGTGAGCTGCGCAGACCTCAACAATCAGGGCTACCAGCACTTTGTCTCTAGCGCGTATGTCCATCACATCGGCAGCCAGACAACGGGCGACGACTCAAAGCAATTAGTTGCAGCGTCTGTGCCTTGGGTCAAGGAGCACCGTCCACAGTATGCACAACGATTCTTTGGTACTTAACTTAGGCTCTGGCAAGGACTTTCGAGAGGACTGCATCAACGCAGATATACAACTGCGCGTCAAGCACGACTGGTTACTCGACATCTGCAATGTGCCGTGGGGCGATGCGATCTCCACAAGGCTTGGCGACTTCGATGTCAAAGAGGGAATGTTTGACATGATCTTAGCGAATGATGTACTCGAACACCTGCCCGATCTAGTGGGTGCAATGACGAGCTGCAAGAAGTTGCTGAAAGTCGGTGGCGAGATGCGCATCCATGTGCCGTATGACCTGAGCTATGGCGCGTGGCAAGACCCTACACATCTTCGCGCATTCAATGAGAAGTCGTGGCTTTATTACACCGACTGGCATTGGTATCTTGGTTGGGAAGATCGGTTTTATGTGACCCACTTGGAATTTAGGTTAAATCCCATCGCACAAGACCTAAAATTGACGCAAGAAGAACTGTTAAGGACTCCGCGAGCTGTGGACTCCATGTATGTCGTATTGCAAAAGGGCAAAAAATGAACATTACCAACGAGCTGGGATTGAGCACCGACATCGCGTCACAGATTGACCCGACGCTCACCCCTATGACAGACACCGACTTAGAAGCAATCATGGGTCAAGAGATCACAGACGCTGTGAGCTACATCGACTCTGACTTGTCCCCTATCCGCGCTCGCGGTACTGAGTATTACAGGGGCGATCCCTTCGGTAACGAGGAAGATGGACGCTCGCAAGTCGTGGCGATGGAGGTGCGTGACACCGTGTCTGCCATGCTGCCGTCCTTGATGCGTGTGTTTTTCTCTACCGAGAACACGGTGGAGTTTGTCCCCCGTGGTCCAGAGGATGTAGAAAACGCACAGCAAGCCACAGACTACTGCAACTATGTTTTCAACAATGACAACAATGGTTTTATGGTGGCATACGCCACATTTAAAGACGCTTTGGTGCGCAAATGTGGCATTGTCAAGGCGTGGATTGAGGACACCGAGTCTGTCCGAATTGAGGAATATTCTGGACTTGATGACCAGACATTGCAGGTCGTCATGCAAGAGGGCGACGCAGATGTGCAGATCATTGCGAGTTACCCAGACGAGAGTATGCAAGGCGCGATGCAGATCGATCCTATGACTGGTCAGCCGATGCCCCCAGCCATGATGCACGATGTGCAGGTCAAGAGGAAGATAACCGACAAGCGTATCCATGTGGCGTGCCTACCGCCAGAGGAATTGCTGTTGTCTCGCCAAGCAATGTCATTCAAGGACGCACCTTTTATCGGTCACCGCAAGATGGCAACTGTGGCTGAGTTGATCTCTATGGGGTACGACGAAGACGAGGTGATGGATTATGTTGGCTCGTCCGACTTGAACGACAACGAGGAAGCTCTGGCTCGCGCACCGTTGGCAAATAACCAGTATTTCAATGAGAGCGCTAATCCGATGATGCAGCGCGTTCTCTATGTTGAGGGCTACGCCAAGGTTGACTTTGATGGCGACGGCATCCCTGAGTTGCGCAAGATGTGCTTCATGGGTGCTAGTTACAAGATGGTGCGCAATTTGCCAGCGTCTTACATCCCGTTTATTGAATTTCCTTGCGATCCAGAACCCCACACCTCACCACTTGAGGCGATGTCGATCTTTGACATTACGAGAGACTTACAAGAGATCAAGTCCGAAGTCATGCGCAATACGCTTGACTCGCTGGCGCAGTCCATCCATCCCCGTACCGTGATCGTTGAGGGTCAGGTCAACATTGACGATGCCTTGAACAACGAGACGGGTGCGATTATTCGTGCGCGTGCTCCGAACATGGTGCAGCCGTTGGTGACACCATTCGTCGGTCAGGCTGCTTTCCCTGTACTTGCGTACTTGGACGAGATCAAGGAAGGTCGCACAGGAATGTCCAAGGCATCTATGGGCTTGAACCCAGATGCGTTGCAGTCGAGCACAAAGGCTGCCGTGGCTGCCACAGTAAGCGCCAGCCAAGGACGCATTGAGTTGACTGCGCGTCTCATGGCTGAAGGCATGAGGGAGTTGTTTAAGACGATCCTTTTTCTTGTCACCACGCACCAAGACAAGCCACGCATGATCCGCTTGCGTAACCGTTGGGTGCAGATTGACCCACGCGGATGGGACAACACGATGGATGTCAACATCAACATCGGTCTGGGAAATGGCGACACCAATGAGCGTATCGCAACCATGATGCAGATACTCGCCAAGCAAGAATCCATCATCAACCAGTACGGTCTTGAGAATCCTGTGGTGTCACCACAGATGTATGTGCGAACCTTGAAGAAGGTCGTCGAACTCTCAGGATTCAAGGACGCATCGAGCTACTTTGCGGACATTCCAGACGGCTGGAAAGCACCGCAAGCACCACAAAAGCCAAG